CATTCTTTCCACCAACAACATTTTCGTCAGTGAAACTCAATTGAGAATCGCCAGTTGCTCTATCTGTACGTGAAATTTGTAAATAATATTTGTCAATATCACCAGCAGATTTGAGAGTAGCATTTGTTGGTAAGTTGTGATTTCTGTTGATTCTTGTTAAAGAAACACCATTTAATTGATATGGGTATACTTGATCGTTAATACTATGATTGCTAGCAAGTGTTCCATCAATACCTCTTGTTGCAATTCCCAAAGTACCTGCTGGAGAAGAACCAGCAGTTACGCTATCATAGAAAATAATTTCGTTATCAATCTTGACATAACCTTTCGAGGTTGAGATACCTTCAAAAGTTGAGAATATTGAAGTGTTTGCAACAGATATCGTTGTAGCACCAGATCCAATAGCAGCAGTCAGAGACGTTGGAATTGTATTTGGTTCAATATTTGCAAGAGTTACCAAGTTGTTATCAGCGTGCATTCCATGATTATATTGATTAATTTCTAGTACTCTTCCATCATATAGATCGCTAATAGTTGTTGATGATGTAATATCTGTGTTTGCATAAGAAACTGCAGTAGCTCCATCATAAACAACCAAATCTTGACCAGAGGTAAGTTCTTGACCTTGTACATTTGTCAGATACAGGGTATCAAATCCGTTAAGAGCAGAGACTGTAATTTGTGCTCCAGAACCCTTCGTTACATCTGAGGTTGTAATACCAAGAACGTCACCAACAACATATCCACTACCAGGTGTTGTTATAAATGGATCACCACTAAGAACACCAGCAGCAAATGTAACCACACCAACAGCACCCGTACCAGAACCTGTAATTGAATACAGGGAAACACTACTGAAAGTACCGTTGCTATATCCAGCACCAACTATTGTGTTGGATACTGTACTCAATTTACCACCGACTTGTTCAATATATCCATAAGGACCTGTGTCTGAAGTTGTATCGCTAACTTTTCTACCAATAGTAAGAACAGAATCTAAAGCAGTCGAAGTTGTAATACCAACTTTTAACTTTCTTGGTAAAGTTCTTACGGAATTACTAGTTAATGTCGTTACATCGTCCAGATTGTCTATGACAGGATTGTAGAAGTATGCTGTACCTGATGTTGAAGTAAAACTTGCTCTATTAAGAACAAATTTCAAATCTTCAAACTGACTTGCTGTCCAAATAGTACCATTTTGAGATTTGAACAAACTTCCGCCAGTATACTGTTGACCAATCTTTATGGTTTCAGCGTCTGGAAGTGTTGAAGTCTCAATAGTATTTTCACCCATTCTTGCAATCCAAACTTCATAATTATCTGAAGTTGGTGACAGTAATACTAAAGCGTATTCAGTATCTGGTTGCAAATAAATTGGAGATGGGAAATTGACTCTTGTAGATACTGATGCATCTGTTGATGTTGTAATTTCACTTGGACTTACAGCAACAGAAGCATAATCTTCAACTAACTGTGCTGTTGGTGTACCCAATTCTACAGTTCTTACTTGAACGATTAGGTCTTCAACAGTATCTTTGCTTGCAAAGTAAAGATCGACAGATGACAAGAATAATCCTTTATCAGAATCGGTAGTGAAAGACTGAGCAAGAGGGTCAACTCTTCTTGGTGGTGGTGGGGGTGGTCTTCTTACAATTACTCTGGTTTGTCTGAAGGTATCAATTCTACCACTAGTACTGTAAGTAGTTTCTCCACTACTAATCAACAAACTTCCTGGAAGTGGTTCAGCATTAGTCGAACTAGAAGTAAGTTTGAAGGTACTAGTTCCTGTTGAGAATCTCAATGGTGGAACTGGTGAAGATAATGGATTTCTAATGAAGAATACACCAGAAGCACTTCCATTCAAATCTGTAACAACTCTGATGTTAGATACGGTTGCTTGAGCACCACTTGTTTCGCCAATCAAAACCATACCAACTGTCAAGTATCCACTAAATCTACCATCACCTCTATCGGCAAGTGAAAGATGATCTACATTCAAAACAGTTGATGATGCAGAATAAGAAGTATCTAATTCTATTGAGGTGTTATATGGATTTGAAGAATATGTTGTAGATGGATTATCATAAGAACCAGACTTGTGGTTTGGTTGAGCAACTCTTACATTAAACAAATTGCTAGATCCAACAAAACCTCTGACTCTTTCACCAACACTAAAGACACCAGATGTCATCTCAATTTCAACTAACTTGGGAACTATATCAATTCCAGAAGTATTATCGAAGAATGGATAGTATCTTGTAAATGCTTTCAATCCAGTAACATTGTATGCTACGTTTCTTGAGCGGATGAATGGATCTCTAACGCTAGAAGTTCTAACAGTTTCGGTATAAGTGCCGTCAAAACTACCAGTTTGCTGTCTTGTTCCACCATCAACATAAATTGTTCTTACCCAAGAGTCTGATGATGGTGTAAGTTGTAAATTACCAACATATTCAACCATGTTAAATGGATTTACATTTTCAACTCTAGAAGCAAATGCTTGTGTCTTCCAAGCTACTTCGGAATATTTCAGAGTGATTAAATCACCAGTCTTCTGAACATTAGAATCCAATAGACTTAGATTTGTAGAAAAATCAGCAGTGTCTTGATTCAAAGATGAATTCAGTGCTACTACTGGTTTGAATCCAAAAGTATCTCCCTGACATAACAGTAAATTATTCTCTGTATCAATATCAAACTTAGAAAGTTCTCTATCACTTCTATCAACAGATTTAAAGTCATCTACAAAGAAACCTGACTTAAATCTATCAAGTCCATCAACATCTCTAATTTGTAATGTTTTGGTATTAACTTCTAACAGAGATAATGAAGTTAATGTTTCTAGGTTCGTAACCCTATCATCAATCTTACCAATATCTCTCATCGTGTATCTTCTGTTATCAACAACAGAAATTTTTACATCATCAGTACTGTAGAGATATGCTGGATACTCAATAGTTGCGATATCCATCGCTTCTTCTACATTAATTGGTTCCTTAGGACTTGTGGAGGAAACACCCTTAATTAAAGTGAAATTACCCTCTTTATCTAAAACAACCTTATCGATTCTTGGTAGATAGAAATTGTATCCAATCAGAGAACTTTCTTGAGGAGAAACAACTAATGTTGGATTGATGGATGCCGTTGCAAAATTTCTATTTGCAAAAGCGAATGGGGAACTTGAAGAAGATGAGAATCTAGCAACTCTTGGTCTAAAGTCAAGAGTATCTGACGCTCTAACATTACCCTGCAGTGTTGGAATATCATCTGAGAATCGTTCTTCATCATAAGAATTTACGGTGTATACATCACCAGTATCACTCGTTGGTATGCTATAGTAATCGAAAATTACTTTCAGTTTGTGACTTGGAACATATGAATTATTCTTCCTAACAATTCTGGAATAATCATAATAATGTTCTCTCTGACCTTTGTCTAAACGATAATTATCAGTAATGTCTTGATAATTGCCAAGAGTAATTGATTGTATTGTGGAAGAAATATTTGACTCTTTAAAATCAACTATTTCACCAGCAACAAATTTATTAGAATTTAAATATACAAATTCAACTACAGTAGCAGAAGATCTTGTTACAATTTGGGCGATTGATCCACTAGTTCTTCCAACTATCTTCTCACCTAAGATTGAATTTGTATCTAAACCTAAACCAGATGGGAATTCTAAAGAGTCTAACGTAATAGAATTAGAATCATATGACTCATAAACTGCAATAACTTTTGCAACGTCTGGAAGATTTAGTGAAATTTCCTTATCTTCTACACGTAAACCATAGTAAGAATTTTGTGTTAATCCGTTAGTACTTGTAGATATTCCAGAACGAGTATTTGAAATATCTATTTTTTCACTTCTAACATATTCCTTTTTCTTATCTTTAATACCGTTTTTCTTGAGTGTTGTATTGACAATAACTGAAGCACTTCCAGTAAGTCCACTCAAAGTTACACTATCTCCACCAGAAGAAAGTGTAAATTGATCGGAAGTCAAGTCCTCTACAGAACCATCAGTTTGGTAAAATACACCGTATCTTTCAGCGTCAAATGTTTCAAAGAAAGAACTAGTAATACCTGTATCTGAAGAAGTTAATGTTAACGTACCATCAGCAGCAGTTGTTTTGCCAGTGATTTGTTTTGATACTATTAAATTAGAACCAAAAAGACTTACTGAAGATACGTTATCAGATTCGATCTTAGAATATAATCCACCACCATCTTTAACTAATGGATTACCGAGTGAAAATGTTACACTCTCGGTAGAAACTGGAAGATCACCACTACAAACACCATCTACACTTGAAATTGCTGAAACGGTCATTGAAAGACCATCAGCAGATACTGAAGAAACTCTATTAAAAGTTTCTGTGCTTAGACCTGAAATTTGATATCTTAAAATGGAATCAGTTTTAATACCAACAAAATTGTTTCCCGGAGAAGTTACATTTCCACCAGATGTAATTGTAACAGTATCCGTAATACTAAAAGATTTTGGAAGGGACTTTTGAAGTGATAAGTCGGCAACAAAATCTGTAGAAAAACCTGATATAACTGAAGAATCTTGGTAAACAGATTTAACATCTTGGATACCATATACTTTTGCAGAAACAACAGATCTTGAAAGTTCTGATGTTTCATTAATCAGAATTTGCTCTCCTGCAATAAAGGTTCCAGAAGTCTGTGTGAGGGTTAGAACGGTCCCTGAAGCAGCGGTAACTACATATCCAGACGCTCCACTACTAACACCCCTGATGAACGACGTTGCTGGACATTCAGAGGACGTTAGAGAGGTGTTTACGGTCAAAGATGTATATGTCTGAACATCAAACAAATACAAATCCCAATCAGTTGCTGCATTTGAGTATGGTGCATCAGATACACCGAAAGAATATACCCTTGCTTCACCAACTTTAACACCAGTTCCTGCTGTGTTAGAAGTTTTTCTTTGACTATACAAGTCAATTGTATAGTTATTATTTACACCAACAAAAGGAGTACCGGAAACATTATTCAGTTTAATCAAACTACCAAATTCAAATGGTACTAAGGATGATTCAACCGTTTCTGTATCTCTTGGTTTATCTGCGTCCAGTACTGTTGTGGATACTGATTCAACATCATATCCTCTAACATAAGCTTTTCCAGCAGATACTTTAACTGCTAAAAGATCTTCTGATGGAACATTTCCATCTTCGGTTTTTTGTGATGAAGTATATACACCTTGATTGGATAGTCCATCATTAAGAGATTCTTTTACAGAAACATCAAAGTTACCTATTGAATAGTCACCAGACTCTTCATAAGTTCTCTTCGCAAAATAATCTTTAATTATGCTGTATTGCGACTTATCCTGTAATTTTTTAATTACACCAGATTCTAACTTAATTAACTCTATAAAAGATGTATCATTATAATCAGTTAGACTCTTCTTAGATAGTGTTGCTGTAATCTTTAATCTATCTGCACCTGGTGCAGAGTAATTTGAGAATCCTTTTGCATTATCATACAAAGAATTATCATCTTTTGCAGTTACAAGTTCTTCTAGAATGGTGAGACCAACTCTATATGATGGAGAACTTGTATATGGATCTAATACAATTGTATTAGAAGAAACATCTACAAAAGTACCTCTGATAAAATATACCCCAGCACCAATGGAGACAGAAGAACCTCTAGCACAGGCATCTTGTGCTACTAAAGAAGCAACTGTATCGCCCGCATTAACAGAAGTGTTTCCGTAAGTAAATGACTCTTCAACTATAAGAGTCTCCCCATCATTAAAATATGAAATTTCGCTATTACTACCAGATCTTAAATATTTTACAAATAAAGTAAAATCTGTTGTACCATCAGCATCAGATTCTGCAAGATATTTGTCTACTACCGCTACTATTTGAGATGTTTGACCTCTAACTCTCTTTCCAACAAGTTTATCGGCATAAACACTAACATCAATACCAAGATGTTGTTCGTTTATCTTTACAGAATAGTATTCATTATCATAATTAACATTTCCGGGGATCACCATCGACCCCTCTTTGAAAATGTGACTTCCAAAAGATTCTACTTGATTTTGTAGAATTGATTGTAAAGTCGTTAACTCCCTCGCTTGTACTGGGAATCCTGGTTTAAATAAAACCCTGTAGAAGTTATTCTCCTTATCAAAATCATCATAGTAAGGGTTTATATTGAGATTTGTTTTCTGTGGCATTTTTTAGAATTCCAGGATAATTTTAACGTCTTCTTTTTGTCTAGAATTTCTTGAAATCTCTGGGCGGTTATCAAGATAAATTATATCCCCCGACCCTTTATTTATCTCAGGTGATGAAAGACCACTTGTAAATTGAGACCCCAAGGAAATAACTTTGTTGTTTACTGTAGTAGTGCTTCCAGTAAATGCGATACTGACAGAATGACTAAATCCAGATTTTTCTACTTTTTCTGTTGTTGACTCAAAAGCATATGCTTTTCCTGAAGTTGAAACACCAGTATAGTCAACCGTATCATATGTAGATGGATTGAGATACAAAGAACTATCTTGGAAGTACTTTGCTACTTTCGTTTCATTATCCCATGATGCAACATATGCTTTTGCTTGTCCTATTATGTTTCCTGTGCCAGCAAAAACACTTTGACTAATAACATCTCCAACTGAAAGGGTATCAGTTATTGTGGAATCAAATTTAATCGATCCTAAAGATGAAAAATTATTTGATGTATGTACAGAAGTCGAACCGTATGAAGTTGGATTTTTTACAATACCAATCTGAGAAAGATTTGTGCTTACTGGAAAATCTCTTGTAGAATCATCAAATCTTGAATAAACTAAAACCTTATCTGCTCCCAGTTCTCTGTAGATGTCATAACCATGACCCTTTGATGGTGGGATGATTGGGATTAAGTTTGCTCTATTTGCAGTAGCAACTACACTAGCAGAGATAGGACTTAAATCTACCATAGCAAATGTATAACCACTTCCACCAGAAGTTACTGTTGTATTAGTAATTCTATTGTTAACATCAACACTAACTATAACCTTTCCACCAGTTCCATCACCAACGATGTTTAGTGTGTGTTCTCCCGTAGAATATCCAGAACCTCTACTTTCAATATAAACTTTTTTAATCTGATTCAAATTAACATCAGAATTTGCATTATCTCTTACTGCTTTTATCTGAGCATTAGATGACGTTGACCAATTATTTGGCAAAGCAATATATTCGGTAGAATCGAATTTTATGATATCACTTGGAGCAACTGTAAACAAATACTTCCAGATGTACCCATCATTGCTTGTTCCTGCTTTTGATGGTTCCAAGTCTGTAAAAGTTGGTTCATCTAAAGAATCTTTACCTGTTGTAAGAATACCTGATGAACCATTATCAATACAAATATAAACTTTATATTCGCTATTCATTACATAATAATTTGAGTCATATAATCTCACAGAGGAATTTACTGGTGAAGGGTTATCGACGCTATAATCATGACGGTACATTTCATATTTCTTTCCTCTTTCCCAATCAATTCTTCTAACAACTCTTCTAGCATTAGTAGAGGTAACACGTTTACCATACATCATAACGTTACCGACAAAGTTGCTATACTCAAAATTGTCGGTTGGACTTGGTGTATCAGTATCCCAATCAGGTTTTCTAAAAGAATCATCAGGGGATTTTGGATTAGATAATCCTACAAAAACATAATATGAATTAGAAGTATCTTCTATCGAATTTATAAAATTTTCAGCGTTTAATATTCTAAACTGATCTGTTACAATTGCCGCCATCTTAATAGCTTTTTTCTATATTTATAACTATCCCAGATCTTTTCTAAGACCACCAGTTTGTCTCAGTCCATATCCCCTTCTTTGAATTGTTGGGAATGTGGACAATCCAGAATCAATTGTAAGACCAGTAACACCTATAGAAATTGGTGCAGATGCTCTGGTAAATCCAGATAATCTACCCCATGAGAATCTACCGACTGGATTTGTTGTAGACCCAGTAGTTACTAATCCAACAGTATTTGTTCCAGAATCAACGTTGACAACTATCTCAGCGTTTTGTGATGAAGAACTGATTGATTGAATCTTGTAAATATTATCTGAGAAGCTTGTTCCGATTCCAACAACAGCAGAATTACTATCATCAATTGATGTTACACCAGAACCAACTCCAGTATCAAATATGTAAATTGGATATCCAGAAACTAAACCTGTCCATGGAGATGCATCTGAAGAATTCAAGAAGAACTTAATTGCAAGTGGAGTTCCGGAACCAGTTGTAGTAGTAATTCCAGTAACAATACCAGATGAACCAATTACAGCATCTATTTCAACAACATTCTCATAAGAGACATTTGTAGTTGGAGTGAGAACTTGTGGTGGTTGTGTTCTGGTATAACCAAATCCAGCATTAACTACCGTTGCTGAAGTGATGCTTCCACCAGTAACTGTTGCTGTGGCGGTAGCAGTTGTACCAATACCGACACCAATTGTTGATGGTGCTGCGATAGATATTGAAACTGATGAACCAGAATATCCAGAACCACCATCGTTTATAGTCAGTGAAGAAATTGTACCAGCAACTGAGACAACAGCAGTGATTGCCGCAGCAACAGGATCACTTCCAGTAACTATAAGACCATTAACTGAACTGATTATAATTGAAGACTCATTTTCTTCATAATTGAAGAATTGTGCATCATCTACAAATATCTCAGTATCAGTGGTTGTTAAATCTCCAATAATTCTTGCTGTTGGATAAACTTGTGACTCAATAGAATCTCTAGATTTGGAAACAACTTCTCCTGCAATAACAGCATCGACTTTTTGTTTTGTCCAGTCAATAGGTTTGAAATTGACTTCATCAATACCAGAACCACTATAAATGTTTGTTTCTATTATAGAGGACTCTGTAAAATTAAATACTGTTCTTTCTTCTTGGGTGACAGTTGAAGGATTACTTTCGGTTTCTTTAACAAGTACGATATCACCAGGTTTGATAGTTTCTTTTACAACATCGTTCCCTACTTGTATACTATCAGTATTTCTAGTTCCTCTATAGAAGAATATAGAAATTTTATCTCCATCACCAGTAACTGGATCAACCGCTGATGGTGGTTCAGTAAAGATTACTGAAGTGCCTCCATTAAATGAATATGCTTCACCAGGTTCTTGAAGAATGCCATTTATGAATACTAAGAGAAGATAATTTAAGTCAATGTCAGGATTTGATGTTTCAAAACTCAGAAGACTGCCATTATAATTGAGTGGGAATCTAGTTCTAGAACCATTTTGGAGACTTGATATTGAATCTATGTAGTCTAATTCACCAAATTGCCAAGATGCAAATGAATCTGAGAATGTATCAAGAACTGTCAGTTGGAATTGTTCTGATATAGAAGGTAGATTTACATCTGTTACTAATCCTACAGGAGTAAATACGTCCCCAACTTTAAATCCATAACCTGGTCTAGTAATCTTGAAGGAAGATATTGAGAACAGTGTTGAACCAATACCAGTTGTTGATGCATAACCAGTATCTACTGATATCAGTAATCCAGTACCAGTATCAGTTGTAGCACCTATTCCTCTTCTAGAAACACCAGTTACTTGAAGATTTTCATATGATGGTTCAGAAACAAATATTTGTGGATTTGTATATCCTGTACCACCAGCACCCACTGCAAATGCGAGTGTGCCACCAGCACCAACAATAGCAGTAATAGATGCGGTATCACCATCATGATTTTCTTCGAAGACGCTGATACCAATAGAAACTATTCCATTATATCCAGAACCATGATAATCTGTTGTTCCAAGACCAACAGATACAATAGATCCACCAGCACCGACAACAGCAGTTACAGAAGCTCCAACTAATGGTGCATATCCAAGACCTGGTGTTGAACCGAGGGAAACAATAATACCACTTCGTGGTAACTGGTTCTGATTGATATCATAATCTGATATAAACAGATCACCACCAGGTACAGTTGTTATACCTGTAAATATTATGCTCGATACACCGACACTCTCAGTGTATTCGTAATTATTTCCGATATTATTTACAGTTGATGGAGTTTGGAATATATCATTAATTAAAACTAATCCACTACCAGTTTCAATTCCAGTAGTATTTGCACCCCCAACAGTTATCGTATAAGTTGCACCAATTCCAGTGAAATCTTTTGAAATATTGTCATATATCTTGTTTGCAGTGTAATCATTTCTCAAATATACTCTACCACCAAAATTAGATCTTGCAGTTGGTAAGTTGCTCGCATCGACGGAATTGGTATTATTTCCTCTAGGTGCTTCTGTAAAATGTACTTTATTGTTAACAATATTAAATGAACCAGAATAAACGTTTGCGGTAGTACCATCAGTGTGTGTTGAAGATGAACTTCCGACAGCACCTCTAGTAACCTCAACAAGGTTGAATGATCCAGTTTCGGTTATAGGTCCGACGGATGTTGTCCCTAAACCAACAGATACAACCTCAGCATATTCATTATCAATCTTCAATAGGTCACCAACAAACAGAGAAGAAATGCCAGTAACAGATAAGAAGGTATCTGTGGTGTTAATTGAACCACCATTATCTGTTAAATCAGTCTGCTTTTTGGTGTATGCAATAGGACTTTGAATAACATTATCTACCGTGAGAACGGTTTTTTCCATTCTCTTAGACATTTCGAGAGTATGAGCGTTTCCAGTTCCTGCAGAACTGAACGTTACTGCTGTTCCAGCATTAGCATTTGCTTTAGAAGTTGCCAACTTAAACTGACTGGTATTCAATCTAATAGCATAAACTTCATCTGGGAGGTCTGCTGCACCAAAAACTTGTATATCACTATAAGAAACACCATCAAAAGAAGAATTTGAAGCATAATTCAGTTTTTCCCCAGTATTGAAGAAGTGGTCTGCAATTGTGAATGTTCCAGTAGAAATATCTAATATATTAGTGTCTTCTGGATCAAATGTCTTTTGGAAAATTGGTGTTCCATCGGTTTTAAGTTCAAAATCTAATATATTTCCTCTAGCACCGTTTCTACCATTAAATGGCTTAATGTTATATGATTCTAAGATAGTTCCATAGTTAAAACTATTTGCTATATTAATAAAATCACTTTCTGTCTGGAAAATTTCACTATAAATTTGTGTAGTTACAATACCAGTTACATCTGAGTCTGGATAGAAATTAACGACTAAATTAGAACCAACAATTGCAGAGGCAAATGTACCGATTCCAGTAGAACTTGTATCAGAAATAAATGGATATTGGGTTAAATGTGCATCAGTTCCTACACCAATAACTAAAAACTGATGTAGAGCTGTTGTATTACCATATCCAACTCTTACATAAGATTTAACGGAAGTTACATCATCTTTTGATAGAGATAAGATTGTAGAAATTCCAGTTGTATTCTCATAATTTGTTTGCAGTCTAGCGTTCTTAACAGATGAATCTGGTTGAGAAGTAGTCTTAAATATGTGTGTTCCAATTCCAACAGAAGTTAAACCAAATCCAACAGTCTTAGATCTGACTAAAACATTATCAGGATCTTCGTTGTTGTAACTGACGGAAATAATACCACCAGATATATCTGCACTAAAGTATCCTATGAAGTTTTGATTGATTTGCAATAACTCATTATTATCAAGATAATATTCGGAAAGATATGTATCTGTGCCATTATGGTCCACATAAATTTCTACATAGTTAATTTCATTAGTTGTTAGATTTCTAATCTCAGCGTTAATAAACAAAGACTTTGTGGAAGAAGTGCTAGAACTAAATATCGTCTCAGTAGAAGCTGCTGCAACTGAAGTATTGGTACTTGTTAAATCTACAAATCCTACCGATGAAGTGCCAACTCCTACCAAATCAGTATTAAAATTGGTCCTTAAAATTTTGATATCATAATCTTTGGTAAATGGATCATTTGGAACAAATCTTAAAGATAATTGACTAGTATTATCATCCACAAATCCAGATAACTCACCAATCTCATTAGAAGTATTGTAAATAGACCCTCTTTCCGCTGTAATGATGTCAGGTCCTGTTGTTGGTACAGTGATTACTTCAGTTGCTTGAACTTCAGTACCATCAGTGTTTTTAATCTGAACAAAAAACTTATTGTATCCAGTTGAAATATCATAATCAACAACATCTACAAACAGTTCTGTTTCTCCCTCGGAAGAAGAGAATTGTGAACTTATATCATCAATTGGTAAAACTAAGTTTGAAACACAATCAATATATGGTGTTAAAGTCTTAGTTTTAAAATCTAAGAATTTGGACTTAGAATCAAAAGTATCGGTATCCAATACCAAATCAAAATCTTTTATTGTATCTACTCTCTTTTCTTCAATTATATTGAGAACTGCTAAAGTTGATGATAGAACAGTGTTACCAACACCCACCTTTGATGTGTTTGTTATTTCTGTATCTGCAAAGTTTTTGAGACCACTAGTATGCAGTAAACGATTTACTGGATTTACAATATCATCATACTCTTTTGGACTCTTTACAGTATATGAAAGATTCTGATAGTAATCATTATCTGGTGTTACTTGGTAGTCAGAGTTAAGTTTTCCAACATCGTCAGACCATCCAATATCTCTTCTATTAGAATAGTCTATTTCAAAGAATGCTCTATTATTGACAATAGAGTCAACAGTTGCTGTTGTTCCAGAATTTTTACCAAGTAAAATGTCTGACTTTTTAATTTCATATGTACCTTTGACTTTGATACTACTATCAATACTTTCTGTAACTGTTAAATTTGTCTCATAATATGAACCAGATCTTAATACTAATAATTCTTCTCCAATATTAAATTGAAGTGTTTCTTGTGTTATTGTAAATGTAGGATAGTTAGATTGTTTTACAATCGTAGCATAAGAACTTTGTGTTGTTTCAGCAAATCCTGGATTTGTCGTATATTCGGAAATATCTACTGAAACTACTGCTGGACTTGAATTTGTATAACTTACAACTGGGAAGAAATTGTATCCATTATCGGCAGAATTAAATCCATCTCCACTCGTTCCATTTTTTACAATATTTTCTAAAAATACTTTTTCTCCAACAGTAAAAGCATCTGTTGTAAATCCTAATATGGGAGTGGTAAGAGTAAATGTAACAGAAGATGGTGTGAAAGATGTAACTGATGAGATGGCAACACCATTACTATTATTAATAGCATAGACTTTATTGTTCCCGTCAGATAATCCTTTGGGAGCATCTGTTATTTTTACATCAGAAATACCCGTACCTTGTAATGAAGCTTCCAATAAACCACTATTATAAACTTGTCCAGTAGTATAATCGACAATTACCAAATCTGGTGCGGATGAATAATTAGAACCAGCTGATGTGATATTTACATTAGTAATTGTATCTCTATCAGTCAGATTAATTGTAGGAGATACCAATGCCTCTGGACTTAAAGTTTTATCTGCAGAAAAATCAAATCCTGGATTCTCTATGGTAACTTGGTTAATTTTACCTATATTGGTTGATTCTGGAATGATATCTACATTTGCACCCGTAGTTGATGCTACACTTACAAACTTAGGTAACTTCTTATAATTCAAACCTTTCGATATAATCTTCATCGAATCAACACCACCTCTTTCGGTTGAAGATGTTGTTGAATATTTTAAAGTTTGTGTATTAGATTGAGTGTAATTTAAATTTTCTGGTTTTGTTTTTAGGGAAATAGTAAATGTAGTACTTCCAATAGAAGTTATTGGATATGTACCATTATAATGACTATCGATAAATGTAATTTCGGAACTATTCTTAACATCTCTATCCGAAGTACTAATGTATCCAGATTTTTCTAAATTATAGAAAATGGTATTAGGAAGATCGGTACCATAATTTACAGTTACTGATGCATTTGCAGTTACACCAGGAGTTCCAACACCAGTTACATTAAAGGATGTAGATGAACCAACAGAAACTAATTCGTTGTAGAAATTCTTATCTTCATAAATCTTGAATGAATAACCGCTGAGTGATGAATCACTTACATCAAATACCAAGTTATTATTTCTTACAGTATCAATTCTTGGATTAATTTTTGAGATTTCATGACCCGCTCCACCAGTTGAAGCAAAACTTACTACTGTTGGTGGCAATAATAATGCATCATAATATGTCTCTGAAAGATTGATTGTATTATCATCTATCCTATAAACATAATAAGAACCAGTCGTGAGACCAGAAACTAATTCATCCGAAGAATCATAGAATACTTTATCACCTGTTTTAAGATCATGTGAAGTTAATGATAGTGTATTATTAGATGTATCTACTCCCAAAGAAGTAAATCCGATTGGATTTATGAGAAGTTTATTATTTGTTGAGTTATACTTGACTGTAACTGACGTAGAATATGCAATACCTACAGACTCATTAGGAACTGCGGTAAGAGTGATATTATCACTTACCTTTAATGAATGTTGTTCAGATACAGAAACTAAAGCATTTATTTCTTCCACCTTAGCAGTAATTTGAGTGAAATTACTTTCCAAACTATATTGATAGTCAGTATCATCACCATTTGGTACAAATGACTGGAAATACAATCCATTAGTATTTGTTGTTAGTCCGACTTGGGTAGTAATACCAATATAATCTTTCGACTTGTTAATTACATATACTGTTTGAGAGTTGCCAAGAGGTAAATCAAAAACAGCACTAGTTTCGGTATTTGAGACTGAAACACTATTAATACCAACTTTATTAAATACTACTTCTTGAGAAGTTTTAAATGGATGATTTGGTAGATAAATGCTTTGAGTCGGTACGGATATTGATTTTGTTAAATCACCAATAATATAACTATTTGATGTAGAGATACCAGTTTCTGATCCAATACCTAGAGATTGTGATGGGTTAAAGTATACCTTATCATTTAATCTTGAATCAAAGTATGGTGTAGATACATTCAAAGTCAACTTTCCATCCAGGACAGTTGCTTTTGTGGATACTGTATGAGCAGCACCAGTAATACCTCTCAGAGCTCTTATAACTTTGTTGTCTGGGAATATGTTTATGACTGAAAGATACTCAGTTCCAATACTTACAGTAGAACCTATGGATAATGAAGAAGGTATCCTTGAAACATAAAAATCAGTTACAACACCAGATATAGCGTTACTTGGCATCTGCTTTACCAAGTAAGTATTTTCTGTTGTTACACCAACCGTATGAGAATCTGTTAAATTATCAATAAACGTTGAAAGATTAGATACGGTTACTTTGTCACCATCAGCAACGTTGTTAATATTGGGAATGTGCAAAGATACTGTATTTTCATCCTCACGAATAACTTTCGCTGATTGATATGTTTCTACAGTTGTTGTTACGTCAACTATATCCTTACCAACAAGACTCTTAACGGAAGCAGATAAACCACCACCATTAGTTCCAGTATTATTGAATGAAGCAACATCACCAACTGCATATCCGCTTCCAGCAAAATTAACTTTTAAACTTGTAATCTCACCCTTTGTTATTGAATCTATGTTTGCTTGAACAGTAGTGAGCTCATTTGATTCTGAAATAAAATCATTATCAGCATAATCTTCTGATACTTTATATGGGAATGTATTTCTAATAAGACTTGAACTATTAAAGTCGTAATCTTGATCTAATCCTTGAGATACTGGTAATGATTTGAAAGTATTTCCTACAAAATATGGGAATACTGTATCGAGTGTTGATGAATTTATAGTAGCAAAATATGCATAAACGCCATTGGGGAACTCTGGTGTTTTTGTGTATCTCCCATTATATTCGTCAAGATCTTTACCACCAATATATTTGTAATCTTCTACAAAGAAACCTGCTGGGAATCCTGATGGTCTATCAGTTACCGATGCTGTTGATTTTACATATCCACTCTCAAGTGCTTTATATGTTGAATTGACATCGGAAGAATCGGTATAACCATATGGACCATATATTGGATTTCCATCATATGCCCAACCAATTATTGGAGAGTGTGCTGATGCAGACTCCGAAAACTCTGTTCTGATTACATTAGCATAACCAAGTGCAGCATATTCCAAACCTTGGTTATTATCTTTGTTTTCTATGAGTATCTCATCACCAAATCTATTTTGAGAGTTTAATGTTAAGTCTCTCACATTTGCTTCAGCATAACCATCCAGTCCTCTAGAAATAGAAGACACTGTAGTATTGGAATCATATCCAATACCACCATTAATGACTACTACTTCCGTCACCTTTCCAGAAGACACTATTGCTCTCAACTTGGCACCAACACCAACTCCATTTACTGTTAAATCTGGTGGTGATGAATATTCACTTCCACCATTAGTTACAACTACTAAAGATACTTTTCCACCAGAAATTATAGGTTTAAGTTCAACATCTTTTCCATTTTTAATATTAACATCTGGTTTTTTATGGAAGTTTAAAATATCTGTTCCATATCCAGTTCCTTGTTCATATAAGTAGATATCAGTTATTTCACCCTTAATGACAGGAGTTGCTGTTATAATACCAGTAACACCATCATATTCAGCATCAATGTTTATCTGGATATCTGGATAACTGAAAATGTGATATCCAGAACCTACCGTAGTTAAATCAACGTAGTCTTTTCTTGTGTAATCTGATGTTATAGTTCCACCAACACCAGCATTCGCAAGTCTAAATGTGTCGGAATCATTTTTAATGATGTAATATCTATTTGAGGTTGAAAGACCACCAATGGCAGAACCAGTTGTGGTATAAGTTACAATTTCACCATCAGAAAATCCATGATTACTAAAAGTAATTGTATTTTCTATAGTAGATACACCATCAGTCTTTACATATAACTTTCTATTTTGATATCCATGACCTTGATTTAAAACTTTTATGGATCTTAAAGTATTCTTTGCATTATAAGTTCTAAACTTATGAATACCTTGTTGACCAGATGATGTTGTAAAACCAACTGTATTAATACCACTATTGTAATCTGTTAAAGTTGGATACAGTCTAACCGATGTTGAACTGATAACTTCAGCATAATAAACTGAACCACTATTGAGTGTAAGACCTGTAGTGGCATCACTACCACCAAATGTACCTACACCAATTGAAGTATTACCATTTCTATTATAAACAATTGGTTCACCATTAGAAAAATTGTGAGCAGTTGTGAACGTAAGAGTTTCGGAAGTTATGTTTACACCACCACCAGATGTAGATACTCTTGAATCAAATTCAACTTCACGATATCTACTTTCTAAAACGGGAGACAATATTGCACCATCTCCATTTCCACCAGTCAAAGTTATGGAATTGATTTTTTTAATATCAAAGTTTTGTGGGTCAACAATAACTTCTTGAAGTTTACCATTCAATACTGGTTGTGCTAATGCTGTTGTACCGCTAGTTGGAGCAGATACAGTTACAGTTGGTGGATTTATAACGTCATATCCACTACCGCCGTCATATAATTGAATATTCTTTATCGGACCATAATATACTTTGTCCTTAGATTTGTAACTTAATACTTCAACACCATTAACTAATAAACCAACGGCACCCGTATCAGTAGCAGTATCATTACCAATTTTGATATTACTCTTATTTGGAAATTTTTTGAGAATCTTTTGAGGACTAATCAATTCATCTTTTTGAGACGACAGTACAAAACTGTGTGATCCACTAGCATTTTCAAACGTAAACTCAACAAAGATATCAGATTCAATTAAAGAAACTGAACGGTATAACTTTATTTGATTATCAGGTGTTAAGACTTTTACATAATAAGTTCCTTCTGGAAGACCAGAAAGAGCAGTTCCACTACAACTGTAGTAAACTTCATCACCAGTTTTGAAAGGTACACTGGAACTGAAAGATATAATTGAATATTTTTCAGTGACGTTATTATATCCCTGTATGGTGGTTGATGTAGCTGATGCTATAGATGATTTCTTTACTGTCGTTGTTATTTCATATGAAGGTAAAGAATTTGACGCAGCATAAAAATATTCATCTTTTTCATTGTAAATATTTTGAATATCACTTACCAATAAATTATTACCATATTTAAGTGATGTTCCAGAACTTGTTGCTGTATTTAAGTTTCTTCTAATTGAGCAGTTTACAGTGGTTAAATCAATACTAGGAGACAAACTGCTTAAAGTTACATCATTTCCTACTATTGATGAAACAGTTGCATTCTGTGCGTAGACAGTCTCTGATGTCTCATCAAGTACATCTACACTATCACCCACTCTTAATGCAATATCTCCATCCAGAGAGGATTTGAGAGTGAATAGAGTAGAGTCTACTTTTTCTACTTGATATCGAGGGCTGGTATTATAAGTCCATGAATTTGCAAATACCTGCTTATAACTTCTTTCTGAATCTGGATTTGGTATTTTTTCACCTACATTTTTTACATATATTTTCTGATTTTCAGATGCTAATTTAATATCACTAATTTGATTAAATTTAGATAATACGCCAGTTATGCGTATATCAACTTTCTTTGTGATGTCACCATCCTCATATCCATAAAAAGTTTCATTAATCCTTATTTCATCTTTGATAGAAATAGCATCTGTAATACCAGTGCATCCTAAAAACTGATTGACAGTCTTAGAAGTATATGTAATGGTATTATCACCAGATATCAGAGTTCCAGCAGATGGAAATCCAATCGTAGAGTCAACTGTAATGACAGTACCACCAGGATTAACTGAGTTGATCGCAGTTACTTTTGGTTGAACAGCAAAAGTTCCTTCGATAGTATCTCTATCATCATAACCAACAAACAGTGAAAGTTTGAAGTAAGTGCTAACACCACCTCTGGTAAAAATTTCTACTTCAGAAACTGATGCTTGTGTTTCCGAATCTGAAGATTTTTTGATGGTTTGACCAACCAATTTGTTGGGATCACCAGATATCGCTTCAACAAAAACATCCTCCCTTCTCAGGAATCTTGATGAAGACGGTTTTATCAGATAATTCTCTAAGTCTATGACTTTTGGAGTTACTCCATAAAGGACTTTAAAGAGTATCTTGAAAGACTCTTCCGTACCTTTTGATTCGTATAAATTTCTAGCTTCCTTAATAAAATTATTTACATCAAGGTCGGATACAAAATCTACATCCTCAAGACCTGGGGTGAAACTATACTTGAGTTTTTTGTAGAATTCTCTTAAAAATTCTGTGCTGAGATTTTTTACTGTCGCACCAGAAGTATGCGTTGCTGCATCTGAAGTACTAAAAACAAGTTCTTCTGGATTTAAACTATTTTTATATGATGTTACCGCACTAAATCCCCTTACACAACCAGTGAAAGTGTTTGTAGTGATACCAGTATAAGTAAAAATTTCATTATCAATCTGAAAGAGTCCGTACTCAGCAGGAAATCCTTTAGTAGAATTGACAGAAATTGTAGTTACTTCTGCATCAATGTTTGCAGATAATGTAGTGCTACCACTAATTACTTCTGGTGTAAGGTTATCAAACTTTAGATATTGATCTAAATTGTTAGAAAGATCCGCAGCACCACCTTGATATTCCTGAGAAATATAATATTGCTTTAGAAAATCTATTGATTTAGGACTTTCAGAACGTAAAAATTCTGGTAATTGGTTCTCAATAATTTGCTGAACTTTTACCCTCGTTTCAAATCCAGTTTTTATCATCTTATACCCTCTTTAGTTCTCCGTTTAAGTAGCTAGAAGTTGTCTTATATCCGACTCCGGATATCTGTTCACCAGAAGTGATAGTATCTCTTATCATATTTATCGTGCTATCTTCAACCGAAAGTGAAAGATAAAGATCTTTCAGTCCGATAACATCATTCGATTGTGGATATGCTTGTATCTCAATAATATTGTTTGCTTTTGTTGTAGAAGTTATATTCAATGTATTGAGTGTAATTTCACCTTTCGTATAATCTACCGTACCTGCCGATTTAATTTCAATAACATAATTACCACCATCAGTAGATTCTTTGACTACGGAAATCACACCTTTGCCACCAGTACCAGGAACATCAGTAAAATAGAAAGTTCCAGACCTACCTGCAAGTGTGAATCCCGTACTCTTAATATTAAAACCTTCTGGTTTGTAATAGAATGAATTACCGTAGCATAACTCATACTGAGCAGACTGATTAATCAGTGCTTTCAGATTTCTTCTAATAATAACTCTGGTAATATTTGAAGTGATTGCATTATCTACATTATCAATTGTTTGACATAACTTACTATACTTAAATCTACCACCAAACTTGTTAATGTTTGCTGTTCCAAAAGTATTCAAAGTACTAGTAATCGATGTCTTCAAATCATTTGGAGTTGATGATTGTGCAGGGTTATAGTACACTGCAGAATCAACTTCAACATAAAGAACCTTAAGATCAATAATTTGTTGGTTAATACCAGACAATGCGTAATTTTTTAGTTTTGTAAGGATTGTTTCCTTATCAAAATCTGAGACATAATCACCATTTTTTGGTTTGATACTGATAATTACGTTCCCATACTGTGGAGGATCTAACTCTTCACCGCCAACCACAGATACTGACTCAGTATTTGGGTAAATTGACTGTACGATTGCTTCATAATCGCGTGCTGTTACCGCTCTATACTGTGATGAATACAGACGAGGAGCATAATACTTGATAGATTCAACACTTTCGATGTCTCCACCGTTTGATGAAGAGGTATTTGTCGTTAATGTAACTGATGTTGGAGATACAACTTCGTTTAAGGACCCAAGCAAACGTCCAGAGAAAGCAAAACTGGAAGCACCATTACCCTCAATACCGTCAGTAACGATATATGTGACTGTAATTACTGCTCCATTCTGCAATTTCTTGCCAAAATATCCATCACCAAACAATAATTCGTATTTTTCGTCCTGAACTTCTTGAATTAAGTATATTTCTGAGGTCGAATCAATGTTTAAAATGTTATCAACACGAGAATATTCCTTTTCATCTACTTTTACAACAATTGTAGCAGTGTCAATAAAGGAATTATTCAAAATAAATCTCTGATCAAGAGATCCATCAACTACAAAACTGTTTTTTAGCAGTGTTCCTTGATAAACATCAATACCTGAGAATGTTGCTGCGTTTGATTCTACAGTTGTTGTGATATTTTCTGGAATTGAGAAGATATAATTGCTATTTTCAACTGATCCTACGCACACTAGACCCTTTTCTAAGGTCACTGTAGGACTACTTGTGCTTGTTTGTACGCTCAACGTTACATTTGCCTTAGAGGCGCTTCTAGAGCGAGGTACATAACCGATATTTCTTGCTAAAGATACCACATTTTCTCTTAATGTTGCAGAATCCAAGAAGGATTCATTAACAACCATGTTAGAGTTGAATGCTGTAATGTAAGTATTGTATGCAAGAGTGTCAATAAGGACAGAAAAATTGGATCCCTCAAAGTCAAAGTCCGTAAAATTGGAATTTGCTCTGAGATAATCCTTAATCTGTGCTCTTATCTGGTCAAAATCTAGGTTAGTAAACTTTGTAAAAGGCATATTACCTGGTTGCCTCTAGTATAAATGTAAATTCTTGAGTAGGAAAGTCCTGACCGATAATATCAAAGATAACAGTACACTCAAAAGTGTTATTGTCGGGGTCTGGATTGACCTGAACCTCAACATTTGTCACTCTTGGTTCAAAATTTTCAATCGTTGTTAAAATTTGGTCCTGAATTACGCTTGCTGTACCATAATCAACGAAATCAAACAGACTAGAACGTACATCAGACCCTAAAAGAGGTTGAAAAAACCTCTCAGTAGGAATGGTTTCAACTAAATTTCTTACAGAACGACGAATTGCATTCTCATTTTTGAGAATTGGTAGGTCTTTTGTCACCGGATGGGGTTCAAAAGACAAACTAATGTCCTTAAATGCTCTTGATATCCGTGTGACTGCCATTGGTCAGAAAGTTTTCTTAGCTTTATTTATGCTTACCGCCATGGATTACCGTAGTTTGGCTCTGTACCATAGTCCCAGTCATCATAATCTTCGTCATTACGTATCTTTTCGTGCAGTTCTGTCTGCTTTTTAAGGTCATGACGAGGTGCTGTATCATTCATTACCTCTGTCAATACCCTTTTTGAAGGTAAATTTGACATTGAACCATAATCTGACACGAGTTTTGTGGTTCCCCACATCTCTCTCATGTACTCTGTGTTCCTATCGACAGGTGATTGTCCCATTTTAGCTCCTGATTCATACAAATCAGAACTTTTAGAGGGGTTGCTATCCCTTATTCTTATTTATTTTCATAAAAAAAGAGGGGGAACACCCCCTCCTGATATTAACCTTTACCTTGACCGCGATACTTCTTCTTCGCTTTATTACGAGAAGACGCAGCGAGCTTCGTATTCACACTGCACCCTTGTCGAGTTTTCTTCGGTGCGCCTTCCACATAACCGCCACCCTTACGCATAGCCATAATTAAATCTCCTTTGTAATCTTAGTTTCAAGTTCTTGTGGTCTTGGAAAACCTGTCTGATAAAACTCTATCGACAGGTCCTCCATCCTATCAAAGTATTCCTCCTCCGTCAAGTTCTTATATAAAACTTTGTTGTTATGGAGAATTGTATACCTTTCTGTCATTGTATCAAATTACTCTTGACTTTTCGTGACCAACTCTAATACGAGGATCGCACCAAATCTCAAATCCTGCTTCCTTTGCATCCAGACAGAAACTTACATCCTCTCCACACATATCCTGAACCTCACCAGATTCAAAGATTTGCATCTTTGGTGCAAACCATGGATACTTCATCTCACTATGCTCAAATACACCGTGCTTAATCAATAACCACCCAAATCCTGCATAGTCAACAGTAAATGGCTTCTTACGTCGTGACATCGTATCTAATGTCTCATGATTCATGACTCCACCATTGTTTCGGAAGTCATCCTCCTCCATCCAATGTGCAACACTAGTAGTACGACCGTCCTCAGTACAATACCATCCACTCGCAATGTCCTGGTCCATCAAAACTAACTGAAGAAATTTCTCAGTATTAAACACAATATCACTATCAATCCATAATTGATAATCATACTGTAACTTCCCGTCCCAGGGAATCTGATCTGGTCCTCGCAGTACATTCGCTCCTAAACATTTGCATCTTGCAAAATTTACCATCGATGAATAATCTTGCGAGATCTGAATGCTACCTCCCATTTGTACAATGTCAAAACACAATTGTACGAAGTTTTTGAGATACGTATACGATACTCCCCTCCCAGGTAGACAGAAGACAATTGACTTCCCTCTGACCATAGAACGGGCTAAATCGTAGTCAAACTCCACATCTTCGCGCTTCTGTGGAGTCGGTGCCTTTGCTTTTACAGTAAATCCTTTAGCCATAATAGAGTGTAATTACATCATTGATCATACAGTATTATCTATGTAACGTCAATCTCCCTTCATTTCCGTTATCACAATACAATCCCCCTCAACTTCCATATTCACTACCGTACCCTCATACCACCCAAACTCACTCACTACCCACTCAGGTAATGTTACATAATACTCCCCACTAATAGGATCGACCTCTACAGTCCTAAAATTTTCCTCCGGATTTTTTTGCATCTTCATGTTTTCGTTCCTTGATTTTATATATGTGGTTGAAGAATTTAGAGGTCGATCGTAACACTTTATAGCTTAGGGTAGTTAGGGGGTTTTATATACGGGGGGGCCTAACGCGCCGCGTAACAAACATTAATAATATAAAACAACTGCCAAATCACGAACACATAAGGTATGTAAAGGGGGTGCTAATCACCCCCCTCATAAGTGTTAATCAAGCGAGCAGAAGATCATTGGAAAGTGTACCCAGTTTCATAGAGTTGCGGAACTCAGTGATAAAGAACTCAGTGCCATTGTATAAACGAATGAACCACTGATAGTTCTTTTGAAATACACTCTCACCAGCGATTGCGTGCTCTGAGAGAATAGCATTGAGACGGGACTTCGTGGTAGTTGACTGATAACCACCGTCCCAAAGACGAACTCCGAAGTCACCAACCTCTGCAATCTTGTTGCCGTGGAGGTATACAGTAGAGGTCTCAGTCTCAGGGTCAAAAGTAACAGCGGTGTTGGCAGATTGCCAGTTGATGCCGTTAGAGATAGCGGCGTTCATTTGCTGTTCGATTTTGCGCATGATGCTTGGGTTGTTTGGTATGAGAGAATTCTAAGGGGTGGAGGGGGTCGGGTGTGACCCCCTGTTGCAATCCTTAACGAACCTGGGTGACGAAGTTGGTACCGCTGCTGCGGTTGGTACGGCAGCGGTTACCCTTGGTCTGAGTCATCACCAGGTCTGCCTTACGGGGTGCTTTTGCAGGGAGGCGGGTGACCTTGAACTTGCCAGCAGCGATAGCAGCGTTGAGTTCAGCAGCGGTCATGGGAGCGGTGGTCATGAGTCGTTTCGTTTGAACTGTGTTTACTATAGAGGGTCTGCCGCTCAGTCGCGGTCGGAGATGTGCCAGCGTCCCCACTGTCCTTGGGGTCGGGTTGCTTCCCACTTAGCAAACCAGGACTGTTGGGCAGTCTCAGGTTCAGGGGTCAGGATCTCAGTGCGTCCCGCCACATCGGGGCGGGAGTAGAGGTCGGAGAGGTTGGGTTGTTTTTTCATGCTCTTAGTATTGCACCAATCGGGACGGATTGCAAGGGGGTGTGTGACACTTCCCCAACTGTCACACCAGGGTCAGGGTGTCCAGGTTGTTTATAGTAATGGTGTCAAATTCGGTCAGAGTCTTAACTCCTTCAATGTCAAAGTAAAGGTCAATTGCTTCTACTTTCCCATCGTATTGTGCAGTCAGAATGTCATTAATTTTGGTGCGGTTCTTTGCTGCCAGAACATCATCAAACCCCACAACTTCTTTCTTTGTATTAAAGCGGGGTGCCACACGGGGAAGAACACTAATGAACAACACTTTCTCCATTTCAATATTAGGAGCGAACATAATACGTGCTGCTTCGCCTACACTAGTGTTAGCGTAGTTTTTGATATTTTTGCTGATATTAGAGTTTAATGCTTTACCCAAAATAGCAACCTTAAGTTCACCCTTACTGAAACCAGCAATATCAATATCAAACGTGCCACCGAAACCATCAACGGGCAAGCGATATTCGAACTGCCAATCATACTCTGCCCACTCAGGGTTAGAGTTAAGAACCTCATCCAATAGGGCAGTGTGAAACTCATCGGTGCGCTTAGAAGAACGCACATTCTGAAAGGAAGTTTCCAGGAAGGTTTCCATGGGGGTCGTTTGAACTGAAGTCATTATAAGCACGGGGTCCGACGGTTTCGGGTCAGTGGTGGACGGTTCCCCAACTGGTCAGGCATCCGTCCGTGAGTATAAAGAACTCACGGGGAGTTAGTTATACCATGTGGTCTAACAGTCCCCAGTTGTGTATCTCAAAGTCAGGGTTAATCGTCTGACATTTGTTCAACGCTTCCTCAGCAGTTTCTGCAAGGTAACAAAGAATGTCATGGTAATCGTTGCGCTTATGTACACCAACGAAAGCAAACTTGAATTCTTTCATTATAACCTCAGAAGCGGGAATCATTCATGAGAGGTTCATAAACCTCCGCAACTTTATCCCAAGCATAGTCAGGAAGGTCACCACATTGTGCTTCCATAAAGTCATAAACCATACACCAATCTGCATCGGTTTCCATAACGAACTGGGTGAGACTTTCCAGAGCAGAGTTAAACAGGTCCAATTGAGTTTGGGTCATTTTGATGAGCATAATCCTTTCGATTCAGTTAAACACGAGGTCAGCGATTGCGGTGGGTCCGTCTACCCATTCCCACTTAGTGATTTGCTCGGTCGCGGGGACCTGACGACGACGGTCGTGCTGCTCTTGCAGTGCGACAGCGTAGTCTTGGTTTTCCATGTAGGGACCAACGTGGTCAACCTTAACGGTCCGACCCACGAAGTCGGTCCAGGTCCGACGGACGTAGAAGGAGGAGGAGTCGTTGCGAATGTCTTTTTTCATGCTCTTAGTATTGCACACCCCGTCCGACCGCGTAGTTCGTGCTGATACAAAACCGGAGATTCATCCATTACCCGTGCTTATGGGTCCGCTCCGAATGATATCCCCCATTTTGATACGGATTCGTATCAGCAAAAATATAACACTACGAATCCGTAGCGGCAGCCGACCTGAGTATAAAACAACGACGAACAGTAAGCATACCCTACTCCCCATGAGTTAGGTATACTTATGAACCCTATGAGTTTCTATAACGATGTGACAGTAATCATAGTGTCACATTATATCTCCACTTCGTATTCTTTTATGTTACTATTAACTTCTTCGTCACCGTGGAGATCTAACAAATCTCTCCAATTTAGACTTTCTAAGTCTAAATCATCATAACACATGACGTTGAGCGTTATAGTAACTAGTCGCTTGTTATGTGTTAACATGTGTCTAGGTGCGAGTGTGCGTATAATCTAGCGCATCACATGCGTTACATTATATCATGCATAATGTCGATACGCAAGCGCATCATAATCTCGTGCGTCGCGTGTGTATTCCTCGTCGAGATCTTGTACATCGAGTTGCGCATAATACTCGTAGTACGTATCCTCGTCGAGATTATAATCGTTTCCGAATGTATAGTCGAGATCGTAGTCGTCGTACATAAGCTCGTCGAGATCTGATGGTTACTTGGTTATTCTAGCATAAAGCTCGACGAGATTCAACTAATGCGGGTATCAGTCTCGTCGAGATTCATAACCATTATTTATAAGTCTCGACTAGATTTTGTGTGGGTCTCATGATATTTTCGCGGTCGTGTGACTTGACAAACTGCGAGTCTTATGATACGCTCGCTAAACTTGCATAAGGATGAGGTCTTTATAAGGTTTTAGAGAGTATAAGATCCGACCCTTTATAAGGTTTTAGAGAGTATAAGATGGTGGGGTTTATAAGGTTTTAACACACATAAAATCACACAAAACAATACGAATTCATATCATTATTCAGTCTTATTATGAATACTTATTGAGACGAATAAGACACTACTTTATATTTAAAAACATATTTAATTAATAAAAAACCCCTAAAAAGGGGTAAAATAAGGGTTAAACTTGGTAAAAACGTAGTTTTTCCCATAAGCGCAAGCGCTGTTTTTTCAGGGTATCTTAGGTGGTGTTCTACCTGTCTCTCTACTATATCTTGCTTGGTTCATTACACTACACAACTTCTGTCCTGGTCCTCGGCAATCTATATGAGGTAAAGACTTTAAATCAGGTCCTAATACAGTAGTCTTCATTGGTGCTATCTGTGCTGTTGGACCTAATCCTGTCTTAGGGTTAATTAAAAACCTTTGGGGTGCTGGATTAGGTTTTCCATCTTTAGTCTTCAATGGAGGCATTACTCTATAAGGTGCAAGACTCCTTATATTACTATATGCTTCTACTTCAGTAATAAACTCTTGAAATGTTTTCACTGTTTATGATGGATTACTTCTCATCATATTTATTATTGCGTGACTTGATATATGTTAATTGATGATAATACTCAGGGAAACACAATACCAAAGTATGAGTCTTATGATGAATAGGACAATCAGTAATGTTATCAGGATCCTTACACTTTACTCCTGTTTCGATTGTGATGTATTGTGAGTCCTTATAATACACCCATCCTTCTACTGAGTGTTTATCTTTGTTCCATCTTACATAATCATCGACTTCAGGCGTATAAGGCATATTCTAATGGATTAAGGTTTAGAGGCATAGAAGTATAAGGAGATGTGTTTGATAGTTGTATTACATCTCCTACTGTTTTAGAATTGATAGGGGCGTGCCATTGGTTTGTCTTTGTATTGTAGAATCCCCAGATGGTACGAGTCGGAGCACCACCATTGTAAATATACCGACGATGACATAAAAGCCACACAGCAATAACATGACTCTTAAATTGTACTGACTCATACTCATATCCCTCTGGTGACTTATGGGGAATCAGGGACAGCACGCAATCGGTTGGGATTATATCCTTCTGCAAGTCTCCTCTCAAGACGCTCTTTTGCTTGCTCTTTTGTGAGTTTGACATCAGTCTGATCAGTAATACCCCAACCGTTAGTTCCTAATTCTTCAATGCGATACAGTTGTTCCATAGTTCTTTAAGTCGTAAATGAATCAATAATACCACTCTCATAGTCTTCCTTAAGAGTGAACTTCTGTGCTGTAATCACATTCTGCATAATTAAATGACCATAGTTATCATCATAACTCTCTTCCTCAGAAAGAATGTTAAATGCCTCATGGTCGTTCTCTGCAATTAGGTTGATCACTCCACCATATTCTGATGATGGAAATGGTACCCAGTAGTCAACAATATAAAGACTTTTCATTTCAGTGTGTGGTTTGCTCCTTGATTGTATCATATTTAGATGCAGAAATCAAACTCAACTGTCGGTTCATCTCAACCTGTAATGTAATCAAACGAGTCTTCATATACTGCTCATACTGATTACCCTCAATCAATGACAGAATGTTCTGCGTTTGCATTAATGCTAAATGCAACTTAACTTCATCAGTCATAGAAACTCACTCATGTAATAATCAACAGTTACCTCTAACTCTGCTGCTTTCTGTTCATAGATATTCCCAATCTCTTCCTGTACTACATCACCATGTTTCCTCCGATAAACAGTCTTTCCACCATCAGGTGATTCATACACATACTTGTGCATTTCCATGTCAGCATGTTTCATGAAATCCTCAAATGCATTACAAAACTGTCGAATGTCCTCTTCATTCATCTCATTCACCTCAGTTGATTGTTGCAAAATTAGGTACCCACCATACCTCACATTCCTCTCCATCAAACCATTCATTAAACTCCTCAAATACAGCACGACAATTGTCCTCTTCCTCCGCCTCTGCAAAACATTCACATAGTCCCCACATGTCCTCCATGATACTATCAATCAGTTCCATGCGGTCGTCCATCGTCATCTCAGAATGATTCATTTCAGTATGTCTGTGAAGAGGTCAGTTTTTCGTGTAGTACAACTAAATCAAACACATTTTGTTGTACCTTGGATAAGTCTTGCGACTCTAAGAGTTCCAGGAGAATCCTGATCTCCTTCTGTGAAAGTTGTACCATCTCCATCATTCAACAGGCATCAAAGATTCAAGCATTTCCTCATCATAGATAGAGGTCACTTCCTGTTTCATATCTTCCTCATTAAGGTCTTTCAGGTTGTTCATTAACATATCAAAGGCAAACTGACACAGACTATCCATATCCATACCGTCAAGAATCATGTTAGCGTAGTTCTCTTTCAGTTGGAGAAGTTCGGAGTCGTTCATGATGTTGGGGTCAGTAGGAAAAGAAACGAAAGACATCAGTAGTCGTAGTTAGCGTTCAGATACTCATTCACATCAAACTTGTTCTCATCATCAAGTTCCTGCATCTCAGGAATGTCAAAGATCTCACCAGGAGCGTCTGCAATCTCAAAGAAGTCGGTCATGTCGTTTCGTTTGAACTGAAGTTATTATAGGGCATCAGAGCACCCCAGAGAGGGATGCTGTGACACTTCTTCATTTGGTCTGAAACCGTCCGCTGTTGAAGTTGGCGCGACTGAACGCCTCCCGACGAACTATTTTGAACATTCCAAACTCATTAGAATAAACATAACCCTCAGCATCAATTCGGTCGAATCCTACATATGCATCAGGTCCATTATTGCGACAAACTTTCAAACAGTCGTCCTTAATAGCCTTGACAAGTTTCCACAATCGAATTAGGTTGCGGTCGCATCCGCAAGCGAGCGTCAGTGCCTCCTCGTCCAGGTCAGCACCAGTTTTGATGAAACTGTTGAAAACCTTCTTCATTTCACGCGCTTGTTTATCATCAACAAACTCACACGTTGTTGCCATCTGCTTGGCAAACATCACAACATTAACCACATCCTCAAATCGGTCAGCACCTGATGCAATCCAGGACTGTGGTTTGATAAACTTACAATGATGAGTGTCAGTCAGACTGAAATCCAACGGGCGACCAACTGCATTACGCAAATCATCCTCAGCATCATAATATGTGTGAGGAGCAACAATGATAGTCTCCCGAATCACACTGGGGAAGACATAGGTAATGGTGTTAGGTTGGTACTCATCGCTACCACCAACACCGATAAAGTCACCCTGCAAAATCCACGGAGAGCGTGGCAAATAGTCAAAGCAAAGATGCAGAATCTCTGCTACTTCACCAGTATGATTATCATCAATGTCCTGGTGGGATTCATTGATTTTAATCTTTACCTTGTTGAATACACTCTTCGTACCAACAAAGAAATTACCAGTCGCAGGATTGCGTCCCCATACAATAGCAGGAGCACCGTCAATCTTCAAACTCAACCTACCATCAGTGACGAACCAATTCAGTGCTGAAAGGTCACCAGTCAGGATGGAATCTTCGGGGTGTTCGATGTGAGTGTTTTGCATCAGAAAAGTTCGAGTTGGGCAAACATCAGGTGGTCGTCACAACTATCAGAGTCGTGAAGGTCAAGCATATCAGTATCAACATGCTTGACCAGTTTGCTGAAAAGAAAGTCAACAAACTCTCTATCCTCTTGAGTCATCATTCTCCAAACATTTCAGTGAAGAGGTCAGGGCGATTCTGACGGTCATACTCTTCATTAGTCAACCAAATCTCTTGCTTGACCCATGCTAACTCTGCATTGAGTTTGTCCATCTTAACCCGCAGGTCGTAGAGTTTCTGATTGCGTTCGGTGATGGTCATCGGTCGTTTGCTGTCGATGAACTTAGTATAGGGCATCAGAGCACCCCAGGAAGGGGTGCTGTGACACTTCTTAAACTGCCACTGGTTGCTTGAAATACAATCCAGCGCGTTGCATCATATCAATCAGTGCAGACTGAATCTCATCCAGTTCATCATAATCCGTTTCTGCAACATCAAAATCAACCCAATGAAACTCATTCATATTCACATTACCACTAGCAAGAATTGGAGCATAATAGAGCTCACCCTCCGTGCAGATAGTATAAACACAACCGTGATTCTCAACGGTCAGGAAAACACCAGTGAAGTTAGTCATGAAAAAAAGTTGTGAACGAGGACTACGATGAGAGCGAAGAAGTAAAACACTAGCAATAGACAGGAGAGTAATCAGAACCAGTGTATGCTTCCAGGTTAAAGTCCAGGACTTGAGCACCGTTGGCGATGTACTGATTGATGTCATAAATGGCATCAGACTTGACGCGGGTGGTGAAAGAAGTCATCTCAGTCTCCTCACCCTTGTGCCAGATAACGCGCTTGACAAAACGCTTGCCGCTGCTCACGGGATAGAAGTCGATGGTGGTAGCGGAGGTTTGGAGACGCATGGGGTGTTCCCTTGATTACCTAGTAATCATACAGCAGCACAGAGTCGGTTGCCGAAGCACTGTGACACTTCTTCATCTGGTCGTCCAAACCTGTCCGTCAGGTACATCTCAAATAACCTTTCTTCTTCCTCCCGTGCTTCAATCTCATGTGGTTGATACCAATACTCCCAATTATCCACTGGTACTTTAGAATAACACAATTTTCCGTATCGCTGTCGCAGCGAACCGCGTACCCACTGTGCCAGGTGCGTCAGTTCGTGCAAAAGAGTTTTTATATACAAATCCCTATCCATGTGAGTGTCCAACTCTATCAGAAAGTGACGTGGGCGATAGGTCTCACCAACCACATCACAATATCCCTGTACGTTCTCACGTTTCAATCCACGATGAACAATATCCACCGTGATCTTGTGACGTGGGAAAAAGTTATTCAGAAACCAAGAGGTAACATCCTCACAGGTGCTCTTAGGATAACCGTATCCACTAATGTAGAGAATAGACATGTGCCCCAGTGTAGAAACCAAACAAATGAACTAATGAAGACAAGTTTATGGGTTCTTGTCATCCCCACGCCTCCATATACTCACTCAGGTGATAAGTATCGTCGGTGCAAGTCTCATCAACTAACTCATCATAAGTCATGTCTTTTAACATGGTGAGATAATCTTCGGGATCAATATCAACCCCAGGTTCAAAGTCATCATGACATAAAAACACATACTCATTGTAGAGTGCTTCGATGAGTTGTTCTCTAGTAACGTTCATTGTCCTTGTTGAGATGATTGAACCAGGGTGAAAAGAGTGCTAGTGCTGCCCATACAACACTAGCAGTAATGATAAGGAAGTAGATCACTTGTAAAGGTAACCACCTGCCCAGTCAGCATGTTGCAGCAACCATTCACGCTGCTCAATGATTCGCAGGTCATAACGAACACCTTTGGCAGGTGCTTTGAATGATGCAGACTTATAAACCTCACCAGTCTTCTTATCCACAAAAGCATGAACACTACGGGAACCGTAATTAGTCTCCATGATGATCTTGAAATACTTACGTCCTTCTTCGGGGTAGAACTTATACACAGGAGCATCATAACCACCGACTTTGCCATGGTTACGGGACTTGAAGTTGTCCACCAGAGCATCACACAGCATCAGAGTCCACTTACGCACATTCAGTTGGATGGTGTTCCTAGCGTCTTGCTGGGCAGCGTAGTCAGCGAAGGTAGCAGTCATGGGGTTCGTTGCTTATGAGACTATTATAGGGTCATATGGGGGCATTTCAGCGCCCCCTGTGCCACTTGTTCAACTGGTCATCTCATCAATTTGTTGCTGCAACTGGCGCTGTACGCCTTCCAGGGTGTATGCTCCCGTAGCATTTTTACGTCGATCCATTTCTTCTTTAATCTTACTCATAATAGAAGCATGACGACGGATTTCTCCGCCCATCATCATCTGGTCTCCCATTGTACTCATACAATAAGAAAGTTGGAACAGTTCCATATCATCAAATTCAAGCATAATTCTCCTTAATAAAC